CCGATGGGGTAGCCTTGCTCTATCTCGTCCCCAGTCTTGCACTGGTACTCGTCCAGGTGCTGAAAAAGCTGCAAGATTTGCCTGCCTTTGACTTTGACCACGGCCACTTTGCCCCGGGCTCCGTGGGTGCCGGTGTGGGTGACGGTGCCGGGATAGGGGCTTGTCCAGACGTGGCCCCTGGGCTTGCCGCCGAAGTCGATGCCGTAGTGCATCCGTTGGCTGCCAGGGTTCAAGGGGTCGTTGCGCATACCGTAGGGGCTGGTGACTCTTGCCCCGTGGGCTGCCCCGGTGAAGTATGTTTTGGGATCCATGGGCTCTCTCTCCTTTTTTGCATTAAAAAAAGCCCGGTTGGGCTTTAGTTATGCACTCTTTTTGCTAGCACACAAAGTGCTACCGCTGCGTAGGTCACTGGGACCAGGCCCCAGCTCCAGCCGTAGATGTAGACGCATCCGGCAATCAGCAGGCAAATGAGTGTTTTCATGGCTTTACTCGTCTTGCCAGTTGGTATAAAAGTGAGGATCGTCACGGTGCCAGTCCATAGGATTGTCTGGCTTAAAGGGTTTGTCGCTTATGCGGCTATCAAGATAGGCAATCACATCTGACCGGCTGCCGAAAGTCTTGCCTTCGACGATCTCGTAAAAGAGGGGGTCGACGTGTAGTTCGGTGATAATATAGTCGGCTATGCCATAATCCGCAAGTTTTTCCTTTTCGTGACCAAGTTCTTTTTCTGTGTAGATTACCTTGGCATCAGAAAAGACATAGTCTGCGAGGAAAAGTGCTACGTTTTCATCGATTTTCTCGTTTACCTTTATTTGCCACTTGCCAAACACTGCATCGTAGTCTATCATCGCTGCGTGGACATCATCCAGACTTAGATGCGCATATGGATTTGGTTCGGGTTCCGGCTCTGGCTCCGGTGCTGGTTCCGGGTCATCCTCTGGCGGTAGTGCTGGCTCTGGGTCTGGTTCCGGTTCCGTCGGGTCTTCCTCTATAGGTTCCGGCTCTGGCCCCGGTGGGGTAGTCTGCTCCTCTACCTGTCCCTCCAGCTCATCGATGCGCTCTTGCATCTGCCCTATCTCCTCCTCCTGCTCGTCAACCTTGGTAAGTAGGTCAGCAATCATCTGGTAAAGGTCAACGTCTCCGTCGGTCGCGGCCTTGACAACCGCAGGCCCGGCGAGTAGAAAAGTCAGGACCAGCACAGCTACTGCGGTGACTTCCAGTAGGCGTCTCATACAATCACCTCCTGGTAAAGTATACCACATAGCGCTGCCAAATTCCTGCTTTTTCGACATATTAAATTCGATTTCCGGGGGCCAGGATTGTTCCGCTGCCATCATCCTGTAAAGAGCCGTCCCCATTATCCACAAGGTCGTTATTGGTGACAAAGTTGTTGCTGCTGAGACTGCCGACCCTGATGCCGAATTCAGCATTATCCGCGCACCGGTTATCCTGCACGTTGTTCTTGTCGCTCATCGTTAGGCTCAAGCCGCTTTTTACGCTGTTTGTAATCGTATTACCAGTGAGAGAGTTCCTGGAACAGACCGCTAAATATACTCCGATTCGGTTGCCACTGCACGTATTCCCTGTGACAACGTTTCCATTAGACTCATCACCGATGGAAATGCCGTCACCCGTATTATCATTGATGGTGTTCCCGCTTATGGTGTTATCGGAGCAGTTTTGGTATAGTGTTATCCCTGTCCAGCTGTTCCCGCTGCAAGTGTTACCCTGCACGATGTTGCCAGAGGATTCTCCTAGAAAAATGCCGGTATTATTGCCGTCACCCGCACCGCCGGACTGGTAGCACTTGTTGGCGATGACGCTACAGCTTGTTGCGTGGAAAAGGCTTACACCGTGCTCGCCATTTCTCCGGCAGGTGTTCGCCTCGATGGTGATATCCGTTGAACTCTCGATATAGATTCCCGCCGCGCCGTTGTCGGTGCTGGCGTTGCCAAGCAAGGTAATCTCGCTGCCCCCACTCACCACAATGCCGCTCCCGCTTATGTTGCGGCATGTGACGCCTTGCAGCTTGCCGCCGTTGGCACTTACCTTTATGCCAGCGTCACAGTCGGCACTGCTTTTGTTGCCGTCGATTGCCAGGTCAGCAACCTGCACATCGTCACCGGTCACATCAAAGACGGCAGCGATGTTGGTTCCGTCCTGGACCCTAAAGACAGTCCCTGAGCCTTGACCGGAGATGCGAACGCTGTCCCTGGTGATGATCAAGGGAGATGAGACTGGGTACCTGCCTTCCAGGAGAACAACTTGCCCACCAGAGTCTGGGAGTAGTGCCATGATAGCCGCCCAATGTTGGTCAAGGGTGTCGCCCGCTGGGACAATATACCTGGCATACCAGGGGTTGCTACTCTCTCCCTCATAGACCACTGTCACTGTCGCCGGTCCCTTCCCCCGGTCCAACTGTCTCCTGCGCCGGTCGGCCCACTTTTGCCACTGCTCCAGCTCAATCATCCGCTGGCTTGACAGGGGCAGAGGGTCGCCTAAGGTGACGCGGGTGTCAAGGGGGCTTTTGAGCGGTCGCTCTAGTCTGCTCACTCTCACGTCAAGGGCCGCACGGATGCCCTTGTGCCGGGCCAAGATGTAGCTGATGTTGCCCAGCCGGATTTTTCCGTGGCTGAGCTTGGTCGGTTGCCCCGTCTCGATGTCGATGACGCTCACCTGCTCAAGGTCGGCCACCTTTGCATCCACCCTGACTTGGGGCCGGGCTTGCCTCTGCAGCACAGTCCAAGTCCCCTGCAGCACTCCCAAGGGTGTCACCCCGTCGCTCTCATGGACGCCAAAGCGGTGTAGCATACCGCCATTGCCGTCAGGGATGCCGTAAAGCTTGCGGGCCTCTTCATCCCCAACCCAGTCTTGGCCCAAGGGCTTGTCCGCAGGGTCGCCGTTGGTCTTACGCCACTCTACCGCCTCGAAGGTCATAGGCAGCGGTTCGCCGGTGGCGATGTCCACCTCTTCACCCATGCCGGCACCGACAAGAGCTGTCTTGATTTCGCTATAGTCGGCGGTGATGGTGACTGACTCCAGGTTGTGGCCAAACTCAAACCGCTGGCCCTTGAAAGCGTTGTCAATTTCCAAGAGGTCAACAAACAGGCCATAGATACCAGTGCTGGTGCGCTCTTGTCCGTCCAGGGTGATGGTCAGGCTATAAAGCTCGGGAGTAAGCATATAAGGATCCTCGGAGAATAGCACCTGCTTGCACCAAAGGAGTTTTCCGCTGAGGTCTTGCCCCGGGCTGATGCCAGGCACCGGTTGGCCATTGGTGGCGTGTTCCCAGCCGGTGGTTGGCGGGCTGTCCCCGTCGTCCGTGACTGCCACGTATATGTCAAGACTAATAGAAGATGACCCTGTGGCGGCGTCCCACTCAATCAAAGTGCTGTCCGCCTTAGCGAACTTGCCAAAGGCTAGGGGTGGGGATATCCTCGTCCCCTCGGGCACTCCGTCTTGTAACATGAGCCCTTCACCCCAAGTTGGCACATCTGTGCCGTCATGCGTTCCACCTTCCCAGTCTTCGCGGGTCTCCTCCGTCCGGGTGAGCTGGGCAGGTTTGAGCTCCCCCGTTTCGCACCGGAACCTCAGCCGGGCCTCATACTCGCTCTCTATCTGCCGTAGCCTCTGCAGGGGGTTGAGTAGCTCGCCGCTCAAGTCCTTGGTCACTGCCACCAAACTGTCGTCGATGCTCCCTACCTGCCAGCGGGTGCCGTCTAGGGCCTCAGCTATGGCTGTGCTAGGGATTGCATTGGTGAGGGCATAAGATTTGGGTTGGCCGTGGCCAAGCTCGTAGTAAAGATGGTCAGCCTGGACTCTTTTGACGAGGGTGTCGCCGATTGAGGTCTCGGGCATACGGATAACGAAGGGTTGCCACTCGTCGTCGGGGTCTCGGACTAGCAGGATGTTGCCGCCGGTCAGGGTCTCGGCGTCGGCGGCGGTGGGGCTGTGGTCGGGGTCGTAGAGGCTGGAGATATTGGCTATGGTGTTAGTCATTTACTTCCACCTACCGATAGCACGCCAATCCACATAAAAGGTTTCGGTGTCTCTAGGTAATATTGATGCAAGCCGCATTCTAACAATAGTTGTTGTATTAGGAGAATTTGCAGACAATATAAAAGCGTTTGGTACAGTTGACTCTCCGGTTACTTGGAAAAAAGCCTTGGGTGTAATTGTAAACGTCTGTGGTAAATCTATGCCTAGGTTTCCTGTATTACTTATTGAGGATCCTGATGGAGGGGACATCGATGTTGTAAAACTTGCTGTACCCCAACAAATCATCGTTCCGTCACCGAATTTTACCCAGCTACCGTTGGCGTTGCTCCCACTATCTTCGATTGTCTTCTGTCCTACTTCGTCGACAAAATCTGAGAAACGCATGCTCGGATTAAAGCTCAACTGTTTCCACCTCCTCTAAGGTCAAATTCCAAATATCCGCCAGTAGTGTCGGCCTGTAGCCTCCAACAGGTCCGGTCAAGGGGTAGCCAAGGCTCAGGGCGTGCTCGCCGCTGTCCCAGTCCTCGATAGTCACGGGGTCGATGACGGCGTCAGGGTCAAGTTCGGTCAGCGTCCGCAGGTGCGGGTCTGTAACAATTATCTTCATCATAGCCACCTCTCTCGATATACATAGTCCAGCGTTGCGTTGTCCGCGGTCAAAGAAAAAGCCCCCACCGGGAGCAGGAACTGCCGGAGCTCGCTGTCGTAGGTCAGCTTGTCCCGGGCGTCAAGGCCGTTGAGCGCCACCCAGCCTTGGTTGGTGTCGATGATGATTTCGTCGCCGATGGTGAGTGCGGTCTCCAGCCGGATGTGCTGGTCGCCAAGGTCGATTTGCAGGTGGTCGGTGGCGGCGGTCATGGTGGCTGTGATTTTGACGGGGGTTGGGGCTGTGCCAGCGTTGGGGCTGGCGGTTTTGGTGGTAATTGCGTGGGCATGGGGGTCGGGGCAGAAAAAGTTTACCTCTACATGGCCAAGGGTGAGCACTTGCTCGACTGATATCTCACTAGTTCGCCGTGCAAAGTATTGTTTGTCCGGCTCATCTGCAAAGATAAGCGGTTTGGCAGTCTTTGGGGATAGCCAGGCCGCGAGGTTGCGAGTATACGCCCTAAGCTGTTCCATGGTGCCGCCCTGGAAGTAAAAAATCACAAGGATATTGGCCGGACCTCGGTCTGCACCCAGGTCCCAGACGCCGTCCATGCCTGTGACACTGATGGTTTTGTCCTTTGTGTCAGTTAGCAGGGGACGCTGGATTACAGTCACAAGCTCAATGCCAAAATCCGGGTCATCACTGGTTCTGCCGTCAAAAGTTACTAGGTCTACGTAGCCATCCATCACCATGCCCCCCTCGGTCTCAGTTGTCCTGCGCTGTTTTTGGCAAGTGCTCTGTCAAGCTCTATCCGGGCCCTTGGCGCTTGCAATCCTTCGATGACGATGTCCGCCGCGGCCACCAGTTGCCCAGCGTTGTTGATGCCCTCAACCCGGATGGTGCCGGTATGTTCCACCTTGCTGTTCCCAGACTGTCCGCTGGGGATTACTCGCTCGCCGCGCTCAAGTAGCGCCAATCCTTCCCTGCCGCCGTTTGGTGGCATGAAGTAATCCGTGCCGGTGTGGAGTGTCGGGATCTGCGGGATGTTGATGCCAAACTTTTTGCCGCCGATAAGCGGCACCCAGTCGGGGATGTCCCATTTGAGTTTGTTCATGCCGCGAATCATGCCGTTGATGCCGCCGATAATTTTGTTGATAAAACCTTTGATACCGTCCCAGATGCCTTGCCAGATGCCGACGATGCCATCTTTTACCTTGCCGAAGATGCCGACAAACTTGTCTTTGGCACCGCTGAAAAAGCCGACTATACCGTCCCAGACACTGACGGCCACGTTTTTTATACCGTCCCAGACGCCAGACCAAAATTCAGCAAAAGCCTCCCAGCCGGCAGCGAAGACGTCTTTCACCCAGTCCCAGCCAGCCTTGAGGGCCTCGACCACCGTGTCCCAATTTTTGACCAGTAGGACGATTGCCGCAATCAAGGCCATGATGCCCACCACTACCCATGTCATAGGGTTGGCGAGCAATGCCGCGGTGAAAGACCAGACGCTGGTGATAGCTCCACTTAGTGCTGGCAGCAGTGACCCACTGGTGACTGTGGCCCAGATGCCTTTTACCACCGATAGCCCCTTCATGATTGGGCCGAGGGCGATGAGTAGAGGGGTCAAGCTGCCCAGGACCCCGATGATGTCGCCGTACTTGTATTGCAGTTCCGACGCTTTTTGCTGGAGCTTTTCCATGGCGGTATAGCTTTCACCGTGGATTTCCGCGTTGCGTTCGATGACGTCACTGGAGTCGTCCACCGCTTGCTGGTAGTCTCCAAAAGCGTCTTCGCCTATACCGAGAGTATCAAGCATGGTGCCAAGGTCACCGTCCGCCTCATTGACGGCTCGGCGAAACTCCTGTCTAGCCATCCGGGCAGTCATACCGAATTCGTGCTCCAAAATGCCCATGATTGCAGCAGCGTCGTCAACGTCGGCACCCATCTCGCGTAGCTCGGGACCCGTGCGCTCAAGGAAATTCAAAAACTCCTTGACGTTGCCCGTGGTCTCCTGGCTTACATAGCCAAAAGCCCCGAGGGCCTCGGACTCTTCTCCTGCAGCTATCCCGACTGCGCGGAGTGCGCTTGATGCGCCTGCCAGTGCCGGGCCACCTTCGCCCGTCGCGTCGCCGACCATATCCCAAAAATTCGCATACTCTTCCAGTTGCTCGGCAGACTCGATTCCTTGCTGGCGGCCGGTTTCCATGAGGTCCAAGACGTCTTCAAGCGGGAAAGTCACGTTTGTCAAGCCTGAGGCGAGGTCGCGCACCTCATCTTCCTGCATGTTGAGCGCGCCAGCCAACTTGCGGGTTTGCTCGGTAAGCGGAGCTTGCTTGCGGGATAGGATTTCCAACCCTGCACCCGCCGCGGCGGTTGCCGCTCCCACTTTAAGCCAGTTGTCTTCCAGCCAGGAGGCGGTGTCGCCGCCCTCTTTGGCCACGTCAGCCATGCCTTGCGTAAAGTTATCGACTTCTGCTGATACTCTGACGGCCAAGTCAGCTAGTCCGGCCATGCTCCCGCCTCCTTTTCAGTAGCTCTTTTTGGATAGCAAAAACCTGATCCACCATGGGTGAGTCAGGCACGTCCTCGGGTTTTTTGGCGTTGTCTATGGAATCCTTTGTCCGGGCGTACGCCCGAAGTTCGATGATATCTTGGATGAGCTTGTCGTTGTCCATCAGCTCGTCCACAGCTTGGGACGGGCAACAGCTAAATTCTTCGCAGACTTGAGATATATACCACTCAAAAGGCACGTCGGCCTCTTGGCCCTCCAGTGCTAGGTGGAGGGCGATTAGCCGTTTTTTCGCTCCTCCTCCGTCCGGGGCTGGTTGAGGTTAAGTATCTCCTGGAAGGCCCAGTCAGCAGTTTCTTCGTCCAGGGCGTCAATGTTTTCCTCGATGTCTGCATCGTAGCTCCAGCGGACGATGCCAGACTTCAGGACTGCACCCCTGTCATACTTGGTGGCAGGGTCTTGCTCCTGTTGCTTGCCAGCCTGCTGAAGGGCCTTGACCAGGTCGCCGCCCATGGCCTTTAGCTTTTTCAGCATGGAGTCAGACTGGATTTCTGCCGCCATCTCAAGCTGTCGCCAGCTGAGCCGCTTGATTTCCATCCACTCCCCCTCTTCGTGGGGGATTTGTATCCGCCTTACAGTATCAGTCACTAGCGCCATGCTATACCTCCTCCACCGCGCCGCTGGGGGTAAGTGTGCAGCTGTAGCGAGTCAATTCTCCCCTACTCGGGGTGCGGCTGTAGTTTGTAATGACTGCATCAAAGGATGATTTTTTGCTCCCACCCCAGGTGATGGAGACGGGCCTGACTTCTCCGATGGCGTTGAGAGTCTCATGAGGCCCTCCGGGGGAATCATCGTAAAAGCCTTCGACGGTCACCGGGTTACACTGCTTGATCTTGGACCAAAGCTGCTTTACCCAGGCATGACCAAAACCGTGTCCTTCTTGCAAGGGTGCTTCGATGTTCAATTCGTTGATGGTATCGACATACTCTGACAGGTCAACCATGCTAGTGCCGCTGTCGTCCGCGCCGATTTCGAATTTCAGATCCGGACTTCCGTATTTCATTTGGCTTGCCTCCTATCTCCGCCGGAACCCAGCGAAGAATTTTATTTGTGGGCTCTCGCCCGCGCCAGTGAACTCCCAGCTGGCGGCCAAGTATCGCTTAACTTCACCAGCAGCGACATTGCGGGCCTTGCCCGGTGCTGCGGTTAAAGCAGTAAAAGCGACCAACTCGTCCCAGATTTCGCCGTCGTCGCTGTGCAAAATCTTCACAAGGGCGCCGTCATGTCCACCTAGGGCAAGGGCGCTCACCTGCAGGTACGCAGTGCCGCCTTCAACGGTGCTCGCGCCATGGTCAACTGCTGACCCGGTGGTGTCACCTGCCCCGGTCTCAGCTACGTGGGGGTGGAGTATCTTGCCATCTTCCACAATTCCGTTGCCTTGGTAGCTTGAGTTTGCTCTGTGCAGCTCGCCCCTGGTGGCTATGCGAGTGCAATTTGCTTGCATCGCCCCAGAGTAAGCAACAAAGTTTCGCCCGATAGTGTTGCCCTCGAGACCGTAGCAAAGCAAGCGGTTAACGCCTTCTTTGCCGACCAGCGCATCATTGCTGGACAGGCTGGCGTCATCGTAAAAGCCTTCCTGGGTGATTTCGGCTTGTTTGGTGCCGGTGGGGAGTTGCCTTACCCAACTCTCGCCGAATCCATGTCCCTCTTGGATGTGTGCCTCTAGGTTGTCCGTGAGGCTGGTAGAGACCCCCAGGATGTCGTACCCGTCTACAAGCAAAAATCCAACTTCGCTTGACCCTCGTCTAGCCATCTGATCACCTCCTAAAACTCGAAACCTTCGACAGCTTGCAGCGTGAGAACCGCGTTAAAACCGATATAAGCCTGTCCAGCATGGACCAGTATCACCGGCACAGTGGGGTCAGCACCGACCAAGGTTGCCATAGACACGCTGCCGCCAAGATTGTAGTCTTTGTCAAAAGCATCCTTTGCCGCGAACCAAAAAGCGGTGGCAATCATGCATGACCTCTCGTCTTCAACAGTCGCCTTGGCGACCAAGAGCTGGACATTTACCTGTATACGTTGGTCTCGGGAGCCAAAGCCAAGGGTGCGGTCCGCTTCAGACAAAGTATTTATCACGGCAGGGAGGCTGCCGACGGCCTTGGGTGGCGTGCCCCAGTAAGCATTTTTGACAGTCTTGGCGACCGGGGACGTGATAGAGATTCCCTTTTCGAGCGTCTTTAGGTTGTTCCAAAAAGTGTTAAAGTCCATCATCCGCGCCCCCATTTCGCCTCTATATTTCTGGCCATCTTAGCCACCATGCCAGGCATATTTTGCTTGATCATATCTTTGGCCGCTCGCAGGAATCGCTTGCCTCTTGTCCCTGTTGCCTGCACCTCTTGGGCTATTTCTCGTCCTGGCAAGGGGTGCCCAACAGACTTACCCCAGCGAGTGAGCTGTGGCACCAGAGAACTCATCGATTCGCCAGGTGGCCTGCCTTTTTCGATGGATACCGCCCTGGCTCTAGGCATAGCAGAATATATCCGGGCTGATGTCTCCATCACCTCGCCGCCGATGGAGCGGACGGCAATGCCGGTGCCGCCATCGATTGCGCTTTCCGCCTGTCTGCGTCCCATGGTTTCAGCTTCTTTTAAGAGGGCCTGCAAAGGGTCATGTAGTAGAGCAGGGTCGGTAAAGCGGCGCTGCAGTTCTTCAAGGCCCTCGACCTTTATCTCGGTTTTCATAAGTATTTTATCCTTTTGTATCCGTCCATCAGCTGGCGGATGATGCTTTGGGCGTCGGGGCTGGCCTCGATGGTGCTGCCTAACTCTTCGATGCGCCGGGTGGCCCTGGGTGACTCAAGCCGCAGGATGGCGGTCAACTGTATGGTTGCGCTTTTTATCGCCGCAGGGACAGCTGGCCAGCCGAATTTTGCGGTCACCTTTACTCTTTGCCCCCGACAAAATCCGGTGGGGGAGATAATCTTCATGTAAGGCCGTGGCTCGGGGCCCTTGTCGGCATTGTATGGCCAAAGCTCGTAGTCCTCTATCACTGCCCCATCTACCTCAATTGATTCGATTTCTGCTATGTCGTCCACCCACAGAGAAGTGCTGGTGGCGGGGACAACATAGGTTCTGGTCACCGGCTCCGTGTCCTTGATAAAAAACCGGCTCATCCTGCTGTCGATGTGGCGAGATACAGCTTCCAGGTCGCGGATGATGTCGGTGTCTTTACCAGTGTCCGTCATCTCGATGGAGTTGCGATATTCTTCGGCGGTCGCGTAGCTATTTGCGACAGGCATAAGCTGCACCCCCTTCGGTTACTTTTTTCGATTCTCTTTTACAACGGGCTTTGTCGCAGTGCTGGATGGTTGTTTCACTGCCTTTTGGCTGCCCGCCGGCTTGGTTGCGTTTTCGGCAATCCCCGCTTTTACCCAGCGGAGGGCCTCATCCTTTTTGATATCCACAACATCTCCAGCCGAGTAGCTCCAACTAGGAGATGCGATGCCTTTTAAGATTTTGACTTTCATGGTCTCCTCCTTTCAAAAGCAAAGGGGGCGAAGTTCGCCCCCTCCTTAAGTTACGCAGATGCGTGCTGGAAGTATTTGATGGGGTTGGTACCTGCGTCAAGCAATGCGCTGTCGTGGCGGCTAAAGACCAGGAACCCAACCTGCAGATAGTCTGCGTACCGCTCTGCTAAGCGCAGCATCTGCATGCTTTTGACGTCGCGGATGTGGAACTTCGAGAAGTCGCCGAAATACATGGTCTTCGCTTCAGCAGCAGGGTCGGGGATCTCCATATCGATAGCATACCGGTAGCCCAGGATGGTATCTGGTTCGCGGACAGCCACACCGGGCACCCACAGGGGCCGGCCTTGGCCGTCTTTAAGCTTCTTGGCGGTCCTTACGATGCCGTCGCCAAGCAGCCATTCGGCTTGGCGCCGATATGCAGGGTTGACGGAGTGCTCAAGGTCAACAAAATCCTCATAAGTGATGCCGTCAACCGATGCACCGGTCGCTCCGAGCGTTGCGGCAGTAGCCAAGCCCTCCGGCATGTCGGAGCCGGTGCCAGTGATAAACTCTTCAGCGGTGATGCGGCCGATGCGCTCACCAAGGCGCTCAGCCAACCATGCTTCGATATTGGCGATGCTGGTGTCCTGCAAGAACTGGATGGACACGCGCAGGATGTTCGAGGTATACATGTGAGCCTTCAGGATTTTGCTGCCGAAGCTCATGTCCTGCTCACTAGCCTGGGTGTTCTCGCCAACCCGGGCACCTTTGTTGCTGGTGTCATCGGAGGTAGGCATCGGCATGGGGTTCCCACCGGTGGTCCGCATGATGGTTGCGCGGGTGTTGCGGATGCCAGAGTAAGCCTTCATGGCGGTCTCGATACGGGTGACAAATTCGTCGTCTACAGTATAGCCGCCGGCAGTGTCGACGCCTGCAGCGAGAGCCCTAGCTTCCTGCGGCAGGGCGCTCTGCCTTTTTGCCATGATTTCGCGTTGCTCGGGGGTCAGCCCGCCCATGCCACCAACTAACCAATTGCGGAACGCTTTGGCCCGCTCTTCCTCCTGGTTTTGGCTTTGGCGATTGCCGTCGGTGTCGGTTGCCCCGGCAGTTGCCTGGGCGCCTGCGGCGGTGCCTTGGGATTCGCGGAGCTCAGTCTCAAGCTCATTCTGCCGCTCAAGGCGGTCAATCTGCCTTTTCAGGCTGTCGATTTCTTCGTGGATACTGTCAAACTGGGCAGATTCCTCGGCAGACAGGTCCCGGCTTTCCTCAGCTGCTCTATCGAGTAGAGCCTGAGCTTTGCTGGCCAGGTTGACTCGTTTTTCTCGCATTTCTTTTATGGTCATTTTGGTTCTCCTTTCGGTTTTTCGCTGCGCTTCGCTGCTACGGCCGAAGGCCCGCGCTTCACATCGCGCAAATATCAAAAGCGCCGCATAGGACGCCTTTAATCGAGCATTGATTTGACTAGTTTTTGCTTTCTTTCCCGCAAGAGACGGTTGACAGGCTTTTGTTGCTTCCGCCACTCATGGACGGCCTCTTTACTGCGGGCCTGGGCAGTGGTTTGGACATAAGCCGGGTCAGTGACGGGGCCTATCTCGTATAGAGTAAGCTTTTTGATGTCCCGCCAGACAACGCCGTTTTCATCCTCGCGCCAGCTGTCGCCGTCGGTGGGGATGTCAAAACTAAAGGAGGACCCCTTAACATTGCCTCGCTCCAGGTTGACCTCCAGGTCTTTGCCGTAGCTGGTAGGTGGGATGGGGGAGTCATACTCTAGGCCGTCGTCGGACTCTTTCAGTTTCAGAGCGGGGTCGCTCTCCAAAGTGGATAGCACCCGGCCCGGGTCGTGGTTAAAGTAACTCTTGACGTTGTCGGCCATCTGGACCGCTCCCTTGCGGATGCGTTCCTTGTAGCCGGGCCAGAGTTCAGTCCACTCGTCGTAGACAATGCCACGGCCAGCGACACGCTTTTCTTCGTCTTCACCAGCAGACCTCACATTTGCGGTAAAAGCTCTTACTTCGGGCATGTTGCACCTCCAAAATTAGTCAGGGACTAGGTCGCACTCGCACCCTTGGTGGAGCGGTGGCCCTGCAATATTCGCATCAGCAGATATACCTCCAGGTCTATCGTCGCTGGTGACTGACTCGCCGGAGGTCAGAAAATACTCTTTTATGCCGACCCGTTTGCCGTCCATCTCCTGGCAGAGAGGACAAGCACCAGGGTTGGCTCGCCATACAAGATAGGATATACCAGCTGCGCCCCAGACGAAACGGGCAGCACCGGACGATACCCTGACTACCTCGTCAGCGGCAATCTTGGCAGGTCTTTTGTCTGCCCATTCGGTGGCCCTGGTCGCAATCGTCTCTTGCAGCTCTTCCGCCGGGGTGTTTTTGATAAGTGCCAGCAGCTGTCCGCGGGAAGAGCCTGCTTCGCGTCGTGCTAGGTTTTCGGTATACTCATCAGCAAAGGTTTCGACGTTCTCAGGGTCAGAGGCGACCTCGTCGGCGGCCTCTGATGCTATCAC